CTCGAACAGCAACTTGTTGTCCTGTTCCTACAGTAGTTCTAGTTCCACCTCTAATATTACCAGTTGATACAGAGATATTATTAGAAGTAGCATAAGAAGAATTATTAATTGCAGTAACAATTTTTGTTTCTTGTTTTCCAGTCATATCAGTATCAATTTTTCTAATTAAATCTTTAGGAAGTCCAGCAGATCTTGCCAAATCCTTTAATCTATTAACACCACCGGAATATAATGGAGCAGATCCATAGTTATAATAAACAACTGTTCTTGGAGTTGGAGTTACTGGTGAGACTGGACCTGGTGGTTGTGGACCTGGTGAGACTGGACCTGGTGGTTGTGGACCTGGTGGTTGTGGACCTGGTGGTTGTGGACCTGGTGGTTGTGGACGTGGACCTGATGGTGCAACCGCCGGAGGAGCAGGAGGTGGAGTTCCTGGTCCAGGAATTGCAGGTTCATCTTGAGGTGCTTCTACTCTAACAGGTCTTGTTACAATTAAATTCTCTTGAACCGTATTAATCTTACCTTCGGATACATATTTTTCTTCAGCACTAGTCGTATATGTTCCATATACAAGAGAATTTGAATTACTACTCGTCAATCTAAAAACTTTACTTCCAGATTCAAATTTTGGATTAACATCTATATTTGGATTTGGAATAAAGAAAGAACCAAGCACAGAACCCGTATTATCAGATATTAACCTAATATTGCTGACAGTTGCTTCTGCCTGACTCGTTTGTCCTTTCAATTTCATTCCAATTGAAATGTATCCACTAAATTGTCCTTGGGGTTGATTTGACAAACTGTAAGTGTCAATGTTAAGAATGGATGATGTTGAAGAATAAGATTCTGGAATATTTGTATTTTGATTGTATGGATTTATAGTATAAATGTCTTTGGGATTATTATAATCTCCGTATTTATGATTCTGTTTAGCAACTCTAAAAGTTATTCTTGGAGAAAGACTATCTGCAGTATCAAAACTACCTACAACAGTCTCTCCAACTTGAAAGACTCCACTAATAAGATTAATTTCAATTAATTTTGGTATAATAAATTTATTAACATCAACACCATTAAAAAATGAATAAACTCTTGTAAATGGTCTTAATCTATTTGCTGTGAAATCTATATTTCTAGATCTCATATAAGGTATTATCTTTGTATCAAGTACCCTATCTCCAAAAGATGTTGTTTTTTCCGGTATAACCCAAACGTTTGCGGCCGAGTCCCAAATGCCTCCAGAAAATCCTTTTTGTGGATCATATTGAAGGAGTCTCTCAATTTCAAGTTCTTCCCTATCTATAAAAGTAATATTTGCAGTGCTTTTAACTTGATCTACCCAAACATCAGAAGATGGGAATAGTGAAATGGTTCCAGTATAAAAATCTTCAGCATATGGATTTACGTTTACCGATCTAGTTGCATATGGTTGAATTATTTCTGGAACTTCTTCATATTGTAACGTTACAAGTTGACCCGTTCTTCTTACACCACTACCAATTAAGTTAGTATCGGTTCTTGCATCTTGTAGCGGATTTACTGATGTACCTATTCCAACTGAAGAATTTGTTCCCAACAACAAATCTATTGAAGTTGTAAAATGATTTGGTCTTAATTCGAAATTTTTGCGATCAATTGAGTTTTTATAAATTGCTAATCGATTTTGATTATCTTTAGATGAAAAATTATCTACAAAAAATCCAGATTTAAATCTATTAACACCATTTTCATCTACAACAGGAAAATTAGAAGCATTTACTTCAAGTAAAGATAGTGAAGTATAGTATTCTAGATTTTCAATTCTACTTTCAAGTGTATTAATATCTGACATTCTATATCTTTTATGTTCTTTCAAATCAATGTCAATTTCATTGATATCTGTAAGATATGGTGGTAAATATGCAGTTGCAACTTCTAAAACGTCATCATTGACAATAGGAGGTTGAGGCTCTTCTGCAGAAATTCCTATCTTTGCCTGTAAAGATCCATTTTTATCCAGTATAATTTTATCAATTCTTGGAAGATAAAAAGAATAAGATAAAAGAATTGATTCATCCGATGCTAAAATATTCGAAGAGGAGTTGCCGGATTGTGTAAAGTTTCTTGCTAAAAATTCAAATGGAGATCTTGAATTTTCTGTTGGCGTAATCGGTGAAACCCTAGGCCTCATATCCAAAATATCAGAATTTCTTAAAGTATCATAGATATTTTTTATATAAGAATAGTCAAATTGCTGATATGAATTTGCGGTTGTTATATCACCTGTATCAGATTCTGAAAAACTTGCAGATTCGAAAATAATTTTTAATTTTCTTGTTGGTTCTTTTGTATTCTTAAGTCTAATTAATTTGGAGTAATCATAAATTGTTTCTTTTTGATTTGAATCTGTATTGAAAGAAGAACTAATTTCCCTATCCCCAATATCTAATCCAGAAACAACAGCAGTGATTCCAGATTCTCTAAAAGTTATTTTTTCACCTTCAATGAAGGTATTTGAGTTTAAGTAAACAAATCCTATTTTTAAGTCATTAATTTTTTCTGCATAAAGTCCAATAGATTGGCTTCTTTCTCCAATAAATTCTTCTCCCAATAAAAGGTCTCCAGTTTTATTGGTTGGCCCAGTTAAAGAATTTAATGTTATTGTTGGTGTGTCTGGATTAGACGTATCGTTAGATTCAAAGACTCCATAAACTTTAAAAACGTCTGGTTCAAGTAAACAAATCTCTTCATCTTGAACTCTCGTTCCATATGGATAGTTTCCATAAGTAAGACCATCATTTAGAGTAGTTCCTCCAACACCAGAAGCAGAATATTTTGATTTATCAATAATAATTGATTTTATTCTATTTTTGTTTTTGATTTTGGACTTTACGTTAACCTTTCTGAGAGTTGCAATTAACTTTGCATTACCATTTCCAGAAAGTCCATTTATAGTTAAAGATTTAGAACCATTAGTGAATACAAATTTGTCACTACTCAATGATTCTGTTGTACCATTTTCTCTTATCAATACATATCTTTCTTCATCGAACGGTAAAAATGTTTCATCTGCGCTAGCATTTATTATTCCGGTGGAATTTGAAGATATTGTGACATCTAGTTGTTTTCTAATTGTTAAGTAAGAATTTGTTAAATCTACATTAGAAACATATGATTTTGGAAGAATAGTATATAATGAGTTATTCTCAGATCTTTGAAATGATGTTTGAATAATCCTAAAGTCTGATGGAGTTATGTCAGTTGATGGAAGTGCTCCATCACAAACTCCTTTAACTGTAGTTACTCCACTAATTGTTAAAGATCTATCCGATACTGATAAAACTTTAGCATAAGTGTTTGTTGAAAGACCTGGATTTGAAAATGCAACTAAATTTCCTACAGTCGCTACTCCAACAAAAAAACTATTTGTTGTTGTGACAGTGCTAATACCTAAAGATGTTCCTGTTATTTTTACTTGTCCTATTGACAATGAAGGAGTTTGAATCGTGTCTGCAGTAAAGGTATACGCGCTTCCAACTATACCATAAATTGATTTTACGTCATTTATACCATATGATTTTACTGATTTAGTTATTCTGGTATTTTCTATACCATCAAAAATAAGTTTTTCTCCTAAAGAAAAATTGCCACTTGAAGTATAGACAGTAATTGCAGTTCCGGCAGAAACATTATACCTAAGAAATCCAACCGCTCCGCTTTCTTTTCCTCTAATATGAGTAGGAGTGCTTAAAGTTATTGGCTCATTTAATGTCAAAGTAGTATATGTTTGTAGATCATAAAGAGAAATATCCCATTGATTCTCTACAGAATTTGACGTATTATATGAACCAGACTCTAAAGCAAAATCATAAACTCTTGCAACGCCAATTTCCTGCCCAGATGCAGTTGTTGGAGATTCTCCTACTCTAGAGTCTCTAAGACTTACATAATAAGTTGTTGCAATGCTGACTACCGGAGACCCATAAACTCTATTCAGAGTAAATGTTGGTCCAGTAAAATAATTTATACTTTGATTTTCTAAAGTTTTTGTATCTCTAGATTTAGGAAAGTCAATAAATATAGGACTAATAGTTTCAATTTCAAATCCTTTTACATAAGCTTTGAGTGGAGAAATACTATAAGTTCCAAGATCTTCATTTGGAACATTATCATTGTATGTTAATTGATTTTCATTAAATAATCCATTGTTTCCTTTAAAATTATTTAAACTTTCTTGAGCTTTAATAATTGGTGGATTTACATAATAATCTCCGGATTCATCAAAAGTTCTTCTTGCAAACTCTTGAGATATTGTATTATATTGTGGTGTGTTTGTTAAATTTATAAGTTGCCCAGCATTAATTTCTAATAATTGTACAAAGTTATCAGTATCGTTGGAATCCAATGGCACTTGATCTAGTTTTGCAAATATAGAAAATCTATCCGCTCCTGGAGAAGCATAATTAGAAAATCCTTGGGCATTATCATATAATGATTCGTCATCATATGCTGTTTTAATATCTTCAAATATTTTTAAACCTACTTTAGCACTTGGAGTATTTGAATAAGGATCTAAGTATAAAATGCAAGTCGGAACATTTACAAAATAACCTCTAAGAAAATAAATCCCTTCCTCTAAGTAAACTGCAGACCCTAAAAAAGTACTTTTTTGAGAAATAGTCGTTGCAAATCCCTCTCCAGTTTGAATTAACACTTCTGAAGGATTTTCATCATCTAACGTATCTGGATTTACTGCGGAGACATCTTCATCTAATAATAAATTTTCTCCATCTATAAAAGTTACTTTTGAATTATTTTGTGAATCTGAGTTCAAATATTTCACAAACAGTGTCGTTTGATTAACTCCATTACCAATTTTTAAATAATTCTCAATGGTTGCAGTAACTCCACTTATCTCACCCTTTATTCTTGCTCCTAATAAACTATCTAGATAAAAATATGAAGGAAGTCCTTGATATTCATCTTCTAAAATAACACTATTAAGGTCATTCTTATAAACTATATTTCCAGGAACAACTACAGACCCTTCCTTGAAGATATGGTTGCCAAAATTTTCAATTTGATTTTGTAATATCGTCTGCAGACCCGTAAGTTCTCTAGCTTGAACAGGGTATCCTGGTTTAAAAAGAACTTTGTAATAACCTTTATCTGGATCAAAGTCATCAAAATATGGACTTACATTTAAATTAGTTTGTTGTGGCATAATTCTTTAGAATTGCAAAATAACTTTGATATCTTCTTTTTGATTTATTGACCTGGTTATTGAAGGTCTGTTGTCAATATAGATAATGTCTCCTGAATATTTTTTTACTTCAGGGTTGGAAATACCATTTTCAAAACGTTGACCCAAATTATATGTAATATTATTTATAGTAGTGCTTATACCAGTAAAAGACGTATCAATAGAAAAATTATTTACAGTTCCATTAATTTGTCCACCAGAAGATGAAAATTTAATTAAACTGTATCCATATTGTGGATTTGAAGATAAATCGCTGGATCCTGTAGAAAATCCAACTAAAGATCTATCTTGCCAATATTTCAAAACTCCGGTCGTGTTATCATATGATACAACTCTTCCAATTGCAGTTTGTCCAGTAGATACTGTTTGTGTTATTTTGGAATTTGCTGGGAATATAGCGTTTTGATAACTTCCTGATAATCTAATGGCGTAAGTGTTACTGGCTTTTTGTAGGTTTAGAATGGAATTTGTGTCGTAAAAAAATGGATTTTTAATTATTCCAACTCTTGCAATTTTATTCCCAGTAACAAAATCAGGATTTAAATTATCATTTTCAATCCTAGAATATATTAAAATATTTTTTGCTCCCAGTTCTTTATAAATATCACTTCCATGTCCTCCATATGGAGGAATTATAACATTAAAAGTTGGCAATACATCTCCGGTAATTCCTGCACTTTGCAAGTCAATAGTTCCATAAGTATATCCACTTCCACCATTAGATATACTTACTGATTCTACAGTAGAATCATTTCCAACTACTATAGTTGCTGTTGCATTTATTCCATCACCTAAAATTGGGACTTCATTATATGATCTAGGAACTCCTAATCCACTTCCTCTGCCGGTAATTGTGATAATTTTTATTTGTCCGCTTATTTCTGGATTTGCGTTATCTCTAACAGAGGCATTATCTGTACTGGTTTCCCAATCTTTAGGAACAGGAATAAAGTTTAAAGATTCGAATTTAACAATATCACTTGGTTTTATTGTATATAAGTATTTCCAAATATATCCATCACCGCTTGTTCCAGCTGATCTGGGTTCTAGATCTGTAAATGTTGGTTCATCTAAAGAAGGTCTTCCATTTGGATTTTCAGGATCTGCTCCATTATGTAAGCAAATATATACTCTATAATCCGCATTCATTATATAAAAATTAGACTCATATAAATTAGTTTTATTTGAAGGAATCGATAATTTATTTCTACTTACATCATGACGATACATATCATAAGTAACTCCAGATTGCCATTCAATCTTTCTAATAACTTGTCTAACATCTTCTGGATTAATCTGCTTCAAAGCAACAATAGTATCCCAAATATCATTATAACTATCAAAAGAATCTATTGGTGACGTTGGATTTTGTTCCCAATTAGAATCATAATCAGTAGAATTTGTTAATCCAACAAACGAATAATATGAATTCGTAGTAGAAGCAATAGATGATATAAAATTTTCAGTATTTAATATTCTAAACTGATCTGTTATAATCGCAGACATTGACTTTTATACTTTATTTGTATTTATTCTATTTTATATAGAGTTATAATTCTTACTACGAAGAGGATTATATCTACGTACTAAAGGAGTACTGTTTAAACCAACTACACCATATGATGTAGAAACTGAAAATGCATTTTTTGTACTTGGAACTTCTATTA